CCCAATGCTACAAACTTTGTGCAAAATGTCAATTGACACAAAATATAGTGCCCACCTCCCCTAGGGTAGGGGAGTGGGCACATAATGCAGAATATTTAGTTGCTGCTGTCCGGGTTCACGTTGGTTGCCTGATTGTTGCTGCCCGTTTTGACCAGCAGATTGTTGTTACCTACGGTAGACACGTTGCACCACTGGCAATAGGACGCATCCCCTGCGACGTTGATGCTGCCCGTCTGCGTGTTGCGGGTATTGCAAACAGCAATTCGAGAACCACCCATCACCGCGATGAAATACGTAGAAGGGCCGTCGAGTATCGCATTTGTCAACACAACGTCGGTTGCGTTGGTAAGCGAAATGAAGTCATACGTACTAATGGCAGACGAACCGGCCACACCCGTGATCGTCAAACGGCAATAGCCTGTTACGAGAATACCCCGGTATGTAGCCCCAGCTCCTACGCAACCAATATCAGTAATCTGTGCGTCCTCATTAGAACCGGACCCCACCAGATACACGAGATTGTCAATCAGGTGATCGGCAAAAATACGGTTAATGTAAACGTGCCGACTAAAGCCCGTACCGTGCGTGTAGTAGATAACGGTATTCCATGGGCCGACGCAGAGCCAATCTTCAAACCATCTGTCACCGGTCTGGCCGTTTCCGGTGGTGTCGGACAGGACATCCGCTTTAGAGATACCTTCCGAGAAATTATTTACAACGATATGCTGTAATTTTAGGCCTGTGTTACCCCCGTTGTTAAATTTGTTAAATACGGTGACATTAACCGAGCCGTTCGTACTGTACTCAAAATTCTTAATAAGCATGCCGTTGTTGTTGGCGAAATCTACTGCCGTTGTGAACCCGTGTACGCTGCAATCCTCCAGAGTGAAGAACCGCGCCCATTGCACTTTAAAGGCCACGCTTGCGGCAGTTGCGGGATTTTTAAGGCCTACTGTGACGCCCTTGAAAGTCACATTTTCAAGGGTACCGCCATAGTCAATGTTACTGTCTTGCGCTCCCACGATAGAAAACGCAGGGTTGACGGCATTGCTGAAAATGAAATAAGGAATCAGCACGGCACGGGGTCGGGATGCAGCACCGATAACGGTTGTATCCCTCTTAACGGTGATTGTTTCAGTGCAATAATACTGGCCCGTCAAGATAATGGGTTTATTGGCGGTTGCCGCATTAAAAGCGGCCTGTACTGCTGCGGTGTCATCCGTAGAGCCGTCGCCCTTTGCACCGTACATTTCAGGTGTGATGAACACCTCCAAATCGACAGTGGATTTTTTCAGATCGTTGATGGCCTGCTCTCGGGCCGTTGTCTCTGCACCGATAGCCGTCTGAAGCTTGGTGTCGGCATTCTTCCGAGACGTTGTCTCTGCGCCAATAGCCGTCTGGAGCTGCGTGTCGGCGTTCTCACGGGCCGTTTTCTCCGCGTCAATAGCCGTCTGGAGCTCCGTGTCTGCATTCTCTCTGGCCGTTTTTTCCGCGTCAATAGCCGTCTGAAGCTGGGTGTCGGCCTTCTCCCGGGCCGTTTTCTCTGCGCTCAAGCCCTCATTAAATGCATTGATAAGGTAGTGCAGAACTTCATTTGTGGAGCTGCTAACGCAGTTGGAGCCGGGCACGTAAGCATCACCGGCGATCATTGCTCTTGTGACACGTACAAGCGCCCCATTGACCCAGACAAGATCGTTGACAGCTCTTGCGGCTGTTGCGGTGGGGCTGTGCCCCTCATCGTTGGGAGTAATGGCTTTTTTCACATTGGCCCAAAGTTCATCGAAATTGCCAATTTTGGTCCAGAACTCAGTACGGTCCAGAGAAACACCGGACGGCACCGGCTGCACAGAAAGATAGGCGTTACCGTTGCTGTCCACAACAACGGTGTTTGCCTCGTACTGGCTTGTGATGTCCCACTGAATCGGGTCTGCGTACTTGATCGTGGCCAGACTGACGAAATTCGTCAGTTTGGTATTGAATTCGTTCAACTCGTCCATAATCCAATCAAGATTGAGATCATGGAAATTGGTGTAGGGCGCTCTGTGAATAGGGTTGATACTCATAAATCACATCTCCTTAATATACCAGCAAACAAAAATTTGCCCGGATGTCCGTAACGATTTTATGAACTGCATTTTCCATTGCAAGGGTCAACTCTTTGGCAATAAGGTCTTGCGGGTCTCGCCCTGCTCGGCCCTTTTCGGTCACGGTGTCTTTGTAGCCGTTGTGCAATTCGGAGGTGTTGTTATCGGTGGTGGTCTGATCGGTGGTAGTCGTGTCCGTGCCGCTGCTGGTAATGGTGTTTCCAGTTCCAAGGGCCGTTGTACTCTTTTCAGCGGTTTGCAATGTCCCGCTGTCGAACCCCGTAACGTCCCGAGTGGTGCTGTCACTGCCAGTATTCTGGCCGGTGGTGGTCAGGTTAGGCGCTCGTGTAGTTGTTCCCTTCACGCCGTTTGTGCGGTTGATCGTGCCGCCGCTGGTTCCTGCATGGTCGGTGGTTCTGGTTCTGTCATCGGACGCCAAAGCATCGTATTCAAGGCCCAGCGCCTCGGCGTACCGGGTCCAGCTCGGAAGCATGGTTTCAGAATAGACGCCCAGCGCCCTGCGCATAGTGGGGCCATCCGCGTATAATACCTCCAATTCCAGCGTATCAAACAGTAATTGATTGCAGATAGTTTCTTTAGATACACTGTCAGGTACTTTTAAGTCATCGAACAGTTTCGGGTATCTTTCCAACAGGCCGTTAAAGCTCAATGTTGCGTGCATCGGTGTTCACCTCCTGCGCCCCAGTATCTGGCGGAAAACGCCAATCGACCCATAAAGTAGATTTGTCAATTCCAAAGAGCTTGTGGACCCGCTCACACCCACGCTGTAAGCTGTCCAACCATAGCGACGCTTTGGCGGCTGTCTCAACGTTGTTAGAATTGACTTCATCGGTCAGCATCCGCTCTTTCTTGCTTGTGTTGGTGTTGGGAATTCCGACTTCCGTATCGAACAGGGCTTTAATGGTTTTGAGCGCTGTCAACAGTTCGTTGGTAATGAAGTTTCCTTTAAGGTCTGTCGCAAAGTACATCCAAGGGGCTTGCCCGGATGCCCCATTTTTAGGCGCTTTGAGCAACGAGGAATCCACAAAAACGGCGGGGTCACCCTGCATGATCTGGTCAAACATCTTTTTAAAAGATTCTGCACCGGCCTTGTTACCAGCTGCAAACACATACGCCAACCGGCTGTTTATTAAATTGCTCTGGATGGTCTGGGCAGCAAGGGCCATCATATCCCCATAATAGGCCACAATATCTACCATACCGCGGTAATCGGGCTGCAAATTGATGATCTCGCACTGCTTCCCGATTTGCAAATAGGGGGACCCTTTGATAAAAGGGTTTGCAATGATGGAGTGCGTGGGATTATAAAAAATGTTAATGCCGGTCAATCCCATTCTGTCATATACCAGGCCATAGCGGTCCGTATTGAACACCGTAACACCACCGGAACCGAAAACAAGATATTGTAAGCGGTTGCTGGGCCAAGTGTCGGGGAGCGTCCACCGGACCATAGACACGGCCTCAAGGAACAGATATTTGCGGAAATAGTAGGATAAGCTGTTGCCCTTGGTGTGCATCACGGAGGGAGTCACCGGCGACACATGAGCGTTGATCTGCTCATAGCTGTAGGGTGCGCTCATAACAGACGACCTCCTTTTGCCATTTTAAACAGTAACCATATAGGCAACTTGCCTGTAGGCCACGGACCCGGGCCCGGGCCCGGGTCGGGACCTCCGCCACTATCCCACTCTACATCCCATGTTCCCACCTGATTCGGGATTCTGATAATGCTGGACGGGTCCCGCAGGTTTCCGGCAGCATCGGCGTACTCCCAATGCGTGTGAATGCCTGTAGCGTTTCCAGTTCGGCCCTGCGTGCCTATAAACTGCCCCTTGGAAATGGTGTCACCCACGTTCCAAATTTGCGAGGCAAAATGCGCAGCTCGCCATGTGGTGCCGTCGGCCATTCGGACTTTGATCATATTGCCCCACGACTGATCGCCCGAGGTGCTGCCATTCCAGTGCTGCGCCACGACCACAACGCCCGCCTCGGGCGCGTAGGCTTTATGATTGCCGTGCACCGTGTCAATGCCCCGGTGGGGACTTCCGTCCGAGTACGCAGGATAACCGGCGGTGACTCTGATTGGCGACACGTCAGTAATACACTGTTTATAGACTGCCATTGTTTGAGCCTCCTACTCTAAAAAGAATCCATTTTTCATATAGCTTTTGACGCTGTCAATCTCGGCGGCTGTAGCGGGCAACGCAATATCGGGGTCATCTACCATCATGAAACCCGGGATACTGAACAGCTGCACCTTCTGACACAGGGGCCGCCCGTGGTGCTCGTTGTTGTCGTCCACAAGATCATAAAACGCACCTGTCAAATATGGGGTGATGCCATATTTTGCGACGCTGGCCCCTCCGCCTTTTGATTGACTCGAAACGGTCATTTGCTGGGCCCCGGAGGCGATACCGTTTACAACATCGCCCCCTCCGAAAAAGGACTCGATACCGCCTGCAACAGCACCCAACGCGGTTTGAATCAGCCCGCCCAAACTTGCTAATTCATTTACATTGGTTGTGATCTGCGCCAGCTGCACAGGTACCGATACGTTACCTGACGTGGAAAAGAAAATTGTATTGAAATCTTTATTAAATGACAAGTCCAGTATTGCATCGCCGGTACGATAATCAACAGTTAATCTACAATACAACGTGCTTTGCAACACAAACAGGTTTGCATTTAATTTGATTTCCCCAAAGGGCGGGCAATACAACGTGTACTCGGAATAGGGTGCACCGTCTGTATAAACGCCCCTTGTAATGTGCTGCGGATGATGGGGGGTCGAGATGCTGAACGTAAATACCTGCTTGTCATTATTATTCGCTATGACATAAGCGTTTCCGATATTTTGCATTTTCCACCACCCAACGGGGATTTCATGGATTGGGGTACCGATGGCGGTATTGCCACAAGGAATCCAGAACGCTTTTGAAATGTACTGAATAGGATTGAAAAGCGCTTTAGTCAAGTTGCTGCTGATTTCGTCCGCGCTGATATTCAAATAATCAGTATTTTGCAAAAGAGCCGCCATCAGCTTTTGAAATGTGGTTCCGCTCATTGCAAGATAAATGGCGCCGCCAAAAGATACATACCCCGGGGCATTGACCGCCACAACGAAAAATCCTTGACTGCCACTTTCCGGGTTATCCGTGAAGGGCGTTGAATTTGCATAGATGGTTCGAGTGGTGATCGTTGCTTTGGTGGGGTACAAATTATCTGCAATTTTTGGGTCAAACTTTGCCGACGATCTAACCACATATTCGGTAGAATATCCGATCTCGTCGCGGTAGCTTGCCAGCGTATCAACAGTCAGCGAGGCATTCCAGAGCCCGTCGGCATACGTCCAATTTTTAACCCAGTAATACCGGCTGAATGTGGGAAGGTAACAATAATTGTACCCGGTGGGGTCGTTTTGTGTTGCAATCTTGATCTCGGGGTCAATGATGTTGCAAGGGGCTTTAAGGTCAATTCCGAACTCCTGCCCACCGCTGGGCCGCTTTGTGCTGTTTGTGCGCTTTGCAAACTGGTAAAAAATAGCTTGCATTTTGCACCTCCTATAAAATAACCGGCGGGCAGATGCCCGCCGGTGCCGGTCAGGACTTTGAGGGGTCCGCGTCCTTGTGCGTGGTGGTTTTCAGGGTAGGCGCTCTTGCCGCCTTGGCAGCGCCGGGCGCAGTGACGTCTCCGGCGGTCATCAGGAACAAAACGGCGTTTTCGGTGAAGTCGTCATACCACGACCACCCGTAATGATACCAGAAATTCGTATACAGGCCGCGGGCGTTCATGGGGGTCGGGACCACGCGGGACAGCTTCGGAGTGTATCCGATTGCGTCCCAGTCCAGCAGGCACCCGAACACATTGGACAGCTGCACCGCGGCATTCTTGGATGCCACACCGGTGGCACTGGTAACAACAGGCGTCGCGGAGATGGTTTCGCGCTCGTCGATATTCTGCCAGAACGTGACCTGTTCCGCGTCGCGGTATTTCAGCATGTTATCGTGGAACACCTCGGGAATCACGCGGGCGTCGATCTGGCTCTGCGTGCCACTGTACAGATAGAGGTGCTGACGATCATACGGGGTGTGGCGCATGATGTTGTACGTCGTGCCGCCGATCTGCCAGTTCTGATGCCAGTTGATGGAACGCTCTTTCATCAGGCGGGAAATATCGTTGATACGGCCATATGCGTATTTGGCGAATCCCGGGAAGTTTGCTTCCTTATACACGTCCGGCACGGTAAGGCTCGTGCCCTGCTGGGCGTTGTACTCGTCGAGCAGATAGACGACACTGTTGGGGCTGGTCACAGTCATGCCGGTCAGATGATTGGCCAACAGGTTATTGGCCAGGTTACGGCGGTCCGCCTCGATCTGGTTCGACAGATGCAGCACGAACGAGGACCAGAACTGCGCCAGTCCCTCGGGGCCTTTGAACGCCGCTTCCATCTGGGTGTCAGCCTGCGTGTACACGCGGCTGTAATTGGTCTGGCCGTAGTAGTTTGTCTGGAGGACTTTAGGCTTGTGGACTTCGTACATGTCCACGCTCTGGCCGTCCTCCAGCGCCCACGCCTTATCGGTGACGGGGTCAGTGTCGCAGAAATTGATCTTCCGAACATGGTTAGACCAGTCATCGCCCGTGACCTGCAAGCGCTTCAAGGGCGCGTCGTAGGGGCGAACGGCGAAAATGGTACGGCCCAACACCTGGCTGATAGCCTTGGTGTAATTGTCGGTACCGGTCAGTAGCGTGGCCTGTGCCACGGATACGAAACTAGACGTATCCACAATGGGCGACGTCGGTTCCTGGCCGGTGGCCATTTTGTTAATCTCCGTCAAAATTGCGGCAATGTCCGCAAAATCCATACCAAGAGGCATATTATTTCACTTCCTTTCCATAGGTCGGGTCGATGATTCGGGCTGTCACCGTTGCGGCATCTGCCGCCGGCTGCTGCTGAATGCCAAGGCCCAGCGCGTTTGCCTGCAACGTCTGGGTCATAGTCTGCATTGCTTGCGCACTGGTCTGCTGACCCTGCAAAATCTCCCGCAACAGGGTTTCGAGGCCGTCGTACTGCGGCGCGGGCTGCGGTGCGGGCTGCGGTGCGGGCTGCGGTGCGGGCTGCGGCGCAGGCTGCGGTGCGGGCTGCGGTGCGGGCTTCTCCATAGCTTCGATCTCTGCTTTGGTGTATCCGGCCATTGCGAGGGCCGCTTTTTCACTGATTTTCAACTTTAGTCGCCTCCAATACAACGTATGTGTCATGCGCCAGGCATTTAACAACCTGGTCTTTGTCTCCTTTTGTGACAGGTCCCACGGCACAACACTGCCATGTCTGGGCCGCATCGAACCAGTCGCTATAAAACGGAATGTTCAAACGAGTGCACAGGTCAGCCAGCAGAAACGCACGCTCGTTTGTGATCGACGGGGCGAGAATGATATAACAACCCATAGTCAGCTCTCCTTCTTGATGTCGTCCAGGGCAAGCCGCATCTCGGTAATAGCCGTAGTGTTCTCCTTGACAACGGTATTACACTGATACCACATCAGCAGAAAAGCAGCGATAGGAAACCCCACATTAGAAATAGCCTGAATCGCAATATTGGCATCCATTTTGTGCACCTCCCTTACAGATACAAGTAAATCCCAGGTTCTTGCGCTGGCTGACGCTTGCCCGCCCCTTCTGGGGGCTGCCTGTGGGCACCTGGGATTAACTTTAATATATATCACCCGTATAAAAAAGTCAAGTACCGCAATACTCGCGAAAGAAAATTTCATCCGAGTAGCGCTCAAACTCAATCTGCCGCTGCAAATACGCGGGCCAGATATACCCATACGCGGCCCTAAATCGTTTTCGCTCATAGTCACCGGTTCCATACGTGGGCATCTCGCCAGACCTGTGGCGGCAAACATAGTAAAGGGGTTTACTCTTATGCTCATAAATGCAGCACCGCCCAATTTGAACAAGTGGGTAGTATTCCCGGAGGGGTCGGGATACAACAAGACTTTTCTCCTCGGCGCTGTACTGGTTTTCAATAGCGGACCTGTAAAAATCTGTGCCGGTCATGGACCTATAGAGGGCCGTATTGGCTTTCTCTTTTGCAATAGGGCTATCCACAAGATCAATCAGCAGAATGCCTTTATCGGCCAACAGCTTGACGCGCTCTTTCTTGCCGATCATCTTTTCGACTGTATCGGTGATCTCCCACTGCATATAATAGGGGTTTGCCATGCCAACAGCGTTGGACATACATAACAACGTCAGGGGCTTTTGCCCTTGCAATTCGCGGTTGCGGTTGACCGTCTCATAAATGTTGGCAAGGCCCACACCCTCGCCTCGCCGGTAATAGTCGGACTCTTCTTTCTGATACTCGTCTAAAATAATTATATTGGTATGGGGGCTTGAAAAGCCGCGAGTGCGAGCAAGAGTCACCACACTACCCACTACGCCCGACATCTTGGCCGGTTTTATGGGCGCTCCTGTATCCGTGTAGGCTCCTGCGTTGCCCACTTCATACAGTCCCGCTATTTTGGGCAATTTGAACGGGGCGTAATGTGTTTGCAAATCGTCGTTCAATGGAGACCACGGCCACATACTGGGCGACGCGCAAATAAGTTCCGCCTGCTGTGGCGTGCGGCGCAGATATAGAAATTCTTCCTCGGTCTGATGCACGTGCTTTAACGCTCCGTAGGTCTTGCCGGTACCACGTCCGCCCCAAATAAAAATAATAGACGCTCCGGTGGACAAAATGCCATCTTTTTCGGAAAAATTCGGCCAACCTTCATCAGTGTACAGTTTAATCATCAGACAACCTCCATAATCTTGTACCCAAGTATCTTTGCGTATTCGTCAGTAATACCCAACGTGTAGGTATTATCACAAATACACAGGTTTCTTGTTATATGTACCGTATGCCCGTCAACCACAAAATCGGGCACATTGGGCCGGTCATTATAAATAACCTGATTTCCGGCGGCAAGACAGAACGTAAAGCCGGGCTTGAATACCTCAAAACCACCCCATAGGGTCAGCTCCAAACCGCCTTTCCGCTTGCTAACTCCTGCTATGGTAGTAGTAATCGGCCCGCCTTTTTTATAGGTAGTAGCGTATTTCTTAGCGCCCCACGTCATAAACTCCGCGTAGCTGCGCTCTTGCTCATACACGCCCATGTAATGAGTATTGCCTTTGGGGTCTGTAGCGCAAGCACCGTTATCTTTTGCAAGCTGTTTCACAGATTTGTTAAATTCCTCTAAATCAATATTACCCATGTATTTGACGCTGTCAGTGTCACAGTACACCCCCTTCTTGCCCGCGGCCCATTGCGCTATTTTTAGGCGCTTGCGAGTGTGGGCCGTTGTCCATACGCCCCATTGGTAAGGCAAAAACAAGTGGGGGCAATGCTCGTTATAACTGCCCTCCGGGTCGTCGGTGCACTCGCTCCAAAGATTGTCGGGGTCGTCCTCGTCAAAAAGTGTGTCCAGCTGCAAGGGGTCCTGGGCTGTCATACCATAGTAGCTGTTAAGATCGCCCTTGGCCTTAACATAATACAAATCTTGTCCGGCCACACCTTTAAGAGATGTCTTGCCGGTATAACTCTCTTTTACACAATCCGTCAAGGGCTTTGGCAGTTTACCATAATCGGACGTCCAGAGGTCCAGAACGTTAAGGGCGTCCCAATCATACTCTTTGGCAATGATTCTAAAATCTATATCGGTTATGGTGATCTCGAAATGTTCAGCAGACAGCAAACGACCATTGTCGTTAATGTATCCTTCACAGTGCCGAACCTTTGCAAGTGGGATATATGGGAACCCCCACCACTTGAAGCGCTGGCGCAAACCTTTCACTTGCAAGCGCATCAGACACGCCTTGCCATGCCTCATACATTGCATCAGACGCTCTACGGTGGCCGGTTCCTGCCTAAATGGAGTCATAGGAAAATAACATTCACATTGTACGGCAGGGTAGGCACTCGACATATCCACGGAACCGACGTTTTCTAGGTGCAAACCCACATAATAGCGGTTGGCGTGAGTGTCACCACCTCGGAAAGCCTCCCGTAGCATCTGGTAAAGGTCCCATGACGGCAGTAAACGCTTGACTCGTTTAATGCCCCATTTGTACATGGCCTCCCGTGCCATTCGTCTGACGTAGCCAGTGCGCGTCAACGGCAAAGTATAGAGGTCGTCGCCGTCTCGGGTCATCTCGATTAACAGGCACTCCACAATACACCTGACATCATTGATACAATACGCTAATTCTGTAGACGTTAATGGCGTCCATGGATACCGAACCTTTGAATAATCAAGTGCCCCGGTCAATTTGGCATGAGGGGCCCCCAGCTGTTTGCCCCAGGCATCTAGGGACAAATTGCTGTGCCGCATACTGCATCGGTACTCAATAGCGCGATTGTCGCATTTTAAGACCCTGCGTGGCTTGCTGGCGAACACATCACCCGGGCCAAAATCCAGAACACCCGACAAATATTGAAATTCATGTGCAAGATTGTGAACGTACATGCACAAATACCAATCACCTTGCGGGCCGCTGTTGGCTTGCAAATAGTCGCTGATTGCTCCCGTAAAGTTCAGCCACTCGTCCCACGTCCTACCAATAATGGTTATATCCAGACCGAACTGGCACTGCCAAATATACATTATGGTGTGTGGATTGTCGTCCGCATCAACACATACTCGGCTAGTCTCAATATCAAACGCGCACGGCATATTCACATACAAACGCTTCTTGCTCGTTTTGCGCTTCTTGCCTTTAGTGTGTTTTCTGTCCAAATGCTCCATGAGCCACGGGACAGGGTTATAATTACAAGCCTCCGCCAAAACCTCCGCGCAGGTCGGCGGAACTGCTGCTGTCGCTGTAGTCCCATTCTTTCCCATAGTTGACCTCGCCTTGCTGCCACTTTACGAAATCGTCAATACTGACATTGTAGCCGCCTTTCTCGCGCCAGTACATAACCGGCTGGTCGGACGGATAGTAATACACGCCCGATGCTTTCACGATCTCCCACCACTCCGACAGGGCAGTATATTGATCTTTGGGCACGTCAGCAATATCAATGCCGCCAACTTTCATTTTTTGCTTGAATTCCTCACGGGCACCGCCAACGGTGGAACCTTTAGAACGCACAAAACGCGCTACATCCGCAAGCGCCTGTTCCAATGCTTTGCGGTCTCCTTGCATTGCCTTCAGGGTGGGGAAACCTCCGGCAAATTCTTTATAAACGTCGCTTGTGCCGCTGATGGGGTCTTTTGATAATCGCTTAATACGTTTCTGCGCAATATCGCGCAGTCGGGTGTATTCTTTGCGCATCTGATTATCTGGCCAAGACTCCAAGGCATAGGGGGTGTACAGCTCTGCACTGTATTTAAGGGTTGCACTTGCTTTAGCTGCGCCTACTGCCATGTTTCTTGCGCTCCTTTCTATCTAAAATCATATAATACCAGTCCAGAGGGTCCGCTTCAATGCCCAATCCGTTGAAAATAATTTTGGCCCAGTTGGACCGGAAAAATTTATCATCGCGGGCCACTACTCCACTGTATACAATGGCAGTGGCAAGGTCCAACATGGGGTCGTCGCAATTAAGCAAGGATGCTCTGTTATCTTTACTTTTCATGGGGCCTCCTATAAAATAAGGGCGGCCATAGGCCGCCCACCGTTTAGAATGGCAGATCGCCGGTGTCATCCGCGTCACTCTGGCCGGAAATGATAAGTTCAGGATAGCCTTTTTCGTTCTCCTCGACGGTCAGCTCAACATTGCGCAAAGTGATCTTGCGCACCCAGTCGGACAGCGTCGCATCCGGGTTTACCTTAATGGACACTGATGGAGCATCATACTTGCCAGATTTAAGCCACATGGCACCATCCTCGATCTGTAGTCGGGTCCCCTCCACTTCATTCAATTTAACGAATATCATATCAGTTTTACGGGCACTCTTGCTGTCCTTGCTCTTGCTGGTTACACTCTTTTTGTTACGAAAATCCATAATATAACTCCTTTCAATATGTGCCCTGTCTTATCAATACCGGGCGGGCGGTCCCGGTAGACGGCCCGGAGGCCGTTTCGACTTATTGTATGTACTTATTGTACAACTTTTGATAGAAATTACGCATGTGCTCACGTACTTTGACAGCCCCTTGGTACTCAAGATCAGCCGACTGACAAGAGCCCATAAATGCGTTAAGGTTACTTAGTTCATCGTCACAATGAATAAGCGCTTGCCGATAACCTTCCAACCATGCACGATTATTTGCGGCTCTGGCCGTGTCCTTTGGGTCCTCATACTCGCAGCACGTCAGAGTGCCGTCGGGGTGAATCTCAATGATGAATTTACGCATTTCCATTTGCGGAATCTCCTTCCTATAAAATACTTAAAGTCTTTGCAAGAGTGACAAGCACACTGATGCTGTCGATAACATCGTCCTCGGTCAGTTCTTGGATATGCTCACCATCAAGAGTAATGTTATCATCGGTTAAAGTGATTTTAATCGTGATTTCTTTTTTCATTGGTGTTCCTCCCTTCGTCTTAATGGATTATATATAGTATACCACATGTTATATTGTATATGTTGCTATAAACATTGCAAAAATTGCTGTAATCCCCTACCATAAGGGGTGTGGGCACTATATTTTGTGTCAATTGACATTTTGCACAAAGTTTGTAGCATTGGG